GTGTTGATACAGACGTGTCCTCTTTTTTTGTGCGAAAATCCTAAAATCTCAGTTACCAAATAATGAGCAAAAAACAACAGTTGGAGCAAATTGCGATAGAATCCTTAATCCCTTACGTTCGCAACGCTCGCAAACACTCTGACGAGCAGGTGGCGCAGATTGCTGCTAGCATCCGAGAATTTGGCTTTAATGCGCCGGTGTTGGTGGATGCTGACAACGGAATCATCGCTGGCCACGGGCGGGTGCTAGCGGCTCGCAAGCTCGGGTTAACGGAGGTTCCATGCGTCCGGCTGTCGCATTTGAGTGACACGCAGCGGCGAGCGTATGTGTTGACAGACAACAAGCTGGCGCTAAACGCGGAGTGGGAGGAGGAAATGCTGGGGCTTGAGTTGAGCGGCTTAGAGGAGGAGGGCTTCGACCTGGGGTTCACCGGGTTCAGCTCTTCTGAACTGGAGGCGCTGCTTTCCATCTCAACCGTTGAGGGCAACACCGATCCAGATGAAGTCCCTGAAGCCCCCACAGATCCCGTGAGCGTGCTCGGGGACGTTTGGATTCTGGGCAAGCACCGAATTGCCTGCGGAGACTGCACCGACATGGGAACCGTAGAGAAGTCTCTAAACGGGGTGCAGCCGCACCTTATGGTGACCGACCCTCCTTACGGCGTGGAATACAATCCTGAATGGCGCAATAAAAGGCGATGGTCTAACGGTAAAAAAGGGATTAGAGCAGGAGCAATGGGCAAAGTGCTCAATGACAACAAAGCCGACTGGCGGGAAGCGTGGGCATTATTCCCAGGCGACGTTGCTTACGTTTGGCACGCCGGTTTATTTTGCGGATTAGTCGCCGAAAGCCTAGAGGCGTGCGATTTCAAGCTGCGGTCCCAGATCATCTGGGCGAAAAGCAGTTTTGCAATCGGGCGAGGAGACTACCAATGGCATCACGAGCCGTGCTGGTACGCCGTCCGGAATGGAGCGACTGGGCACTATTCCGGAGACCGCAAGCAAACGACACTCTGGCAAATTGCAAAGCCAACAAAGTCGGAAACTGGGCACGCAACGCAAAAGCCTGTGGAGTGCATGAAGCGTCCAATCGAGAATAACAGCTCGCCGGGGCAGGCTGTCTATGAGCCATTTTCGGGGTCTGGCACCACGCTTATCGCCTGCGAGATGACGGGGCGCGTATGCCACGCCGTCGAACTGAACCCCGCTTATGTGGATGTTGCCGTCAAGCGCTGGCAGGAGTTCACCCGCAAGATTGCCACTCACGCGGAGACGGGCAAGGCCTTCAATGAAATGGCCGAGGCAAAATGAGCACGACGGGCTACCTCTCCGGGCCTATGACCGGCATTCCCGCGTTCAACCGCCCCTTATTTCACGAAGTGGCGAGTCGCGCAAATAGTGCAAAATCGTGCAGAGTGGGCAGAATTTTTCAAAAAAAAAGACAAACAACAAAAACGGGTGCTGAATATATTGTAACATGAAACTCACCGACCAAGTTCAAAAGGCCCAGGTTAAAAATATTCTTGCCAAACTCAAGGCTGGCAAAACAATTACCAAGCGCGAGCAATCCGCTGTCGAGGCATACGACCGTGGACAGGAGCCACTCAAGACCACTCGCGAGCTTGCAAAGCATTACGGAGTCTCTCACGTGGCCATAATCAAGTGGGGCAAGGCTGGATGTCCGCTGTCGAGCATCGAGGAGATTGACGCGTGGAGGGCGGCGCAGTTAGCAACCAAGTCACCCGAGAACCTCACCGACGCCAAATTGCGCAAAACGCTGCTGGAGTGCGAGCGGCTCGACATGGAGGTGCAGCGGATCAGGCGGGAACTCATATCTGTGACCACAGCGGCTGAGGCAAATCAAACGATTGCCTCCGTGCTTTGCTCTGAAGGGCAAGCCATGATCAGCGACCTGCGCGGACAGCTCGCGGGACTGGATGAGATAACAATCGGCGAAAGATTAACGGCAAGATGGACGCAGTTGCTACAGGCAACGGTGCGACGATTGCAAGAACCGACAACGTAACGCAACCAAGGCCCGCGCTTAACTGTCGCGGGCCGTTTGCTTTACGGCGCACGCTATTGTATGGCGGCGTCACAATTATTAACGGGATTTTCTCGCGGGATTCATTTGCCATTCCAGGGCAACCCGCTCGACTGGTTGGAGGAGCACGTACAATTCCCGCACTCGGCTCGAAGCACGCGGTTCACCCGTCAGCAAGGGCCTTGGTGGAATGACGTCATTGCGCAGTTTAGTAATCCTCGAACTCGTCAAATCTACGTCCGAGCGTGCACAGGCGCAGGCAAGTCAACGCTATTGGAGGCGCTGAGCACGCTGATCGTCGCGCACGATCCTGGTCCGTCGTTGTTCATAACGCAAACCGATCAGACCGCCGTCGATTGGATGGAGCAGCGGCTGTTGCCCGTCCTCCACGGCTGCGGACCCGTGGCGGCGCTGATGCCGAGCAACCGTTTCAAGGTCAGAAAAGACGCCATTATTTTCCCGCACATGGCGCTTATGGCTGGCGGCGCTAACGTATCCAACGCGCAAGAAAAGTCGGTTAAGCATTTATTCCTCGATGAGGCGTGGACTTACTCGTCGTTAATCGGTCAGTTCAAAGCGCGTCATCATGACAGGTTTGACCGCAAGACGGTTATCGTCAGCCAGGCGCACGAGGAGCCTCACCAGCTCGACGACGAATGGGACGCGGGGCAGCGGCATTACTGGGCGTTTGATTGCGTAAAATGCGGGGAGTTGGTCAAGCCGGACTGGACAAATTACAAATACGACGAGGTAAAAAACGAGCACGGCGAGTGGCAATGGGGCGCTCTCTCGGCGTCCGTGCGTCACGTCTGCCCGCATTGTGAGCACTCGACACCAGACACCACACAGGCACGCCGCGCACTAGCTGACCGCTCGCGCTGGGTGGCCGAGGATGGCGACGCAATGGACGGGCACGTTAGCTACTGGCTACCCGCGCAATGCGTCTGGTGGATTAAGTGGGCGGATCTTGTCATCAGCTGGGTGCGAGCCAACGACGCTAAGCACCTTGGGTTGCTGGAGCCGCTCAAGGATTTCAAAATGAAGAAGCTGGCGCAACCGTGGCCCCAGGAACTGGAACTGCCAGCGATTGAGATGGAGGCCGCAGACTACAACGCCGCCGACATGGAAGATGGGCGAGCCATCACAGACGAGATGATTCGGCTGATGACTATCGACGTCCAACAGGATCATTACTGGGCGGTGATTCGGGCATGGACAAATTCCGGGACATCTCGGCTGCTTTATTGCGGGCGCATTTTAACGTTAGACAAACTGCGCGAGATACAAACGCGCTACAAAGTCGCAGACAAAAAAACGTGCATGGATGCAGGCAATTCCTTCCACGGCGTGGTCTATGACCGTTGCGCGCAATACGGATGGACGGCGTTAATTGGACGCGGGGAAGACTGGTTCTCGGCAAAAAATAAACATGGCCGGACGGTACGACGGCTATTTTCCAAGCCGGACTACGTCCCAGCGCCAACGACCAAAAGCAAACAGACGGGCCGCGCAGCGATGGTGCTCTTTTTTCATTGGGCGTCCGATCCGGTTAAAGATGTCCTGGCCCGATTGCGCACAATCGGTTCGCCGACTTGGGAGTTTCCGCACGACGTGCCGCGCGAATATCTGCTACACCTAAATTCCGAGCGCAAGAGGGACGTGGTCGATAAAATTACCAAGCGCACGCGCAAACGCTGGACGAAAACTCACCGCCCGAATCACTTATGGGATTGCGAATCCATGCAAATTGTGGTGGCGATGATGCTAGGCGCGCTGCCTGACCTCAGCGAGGATGTGGTTGACGCACCGACAGCAACCGAGTAGTCTCTGGGCTGGGTTGTGTTTGTTTGGGGGCGCGGGAGGTCATTGGCCCGCGCCCCTTTTGCTTTACGCTGGGCTTATTATTGTGGCACCTGTTTTTCGAATCATCCTCAAAGTCTTCCTCTCCCGGTCTACCGAGGAGCTTTACGAGTTGCGGGATGGGCGCTTTGATTTAAGTATTGGAGGCCAAGGAGTTCTGATTGGTTCGACGGTTAACGGATCTTCGTTTACATTTGGCATCGGCACGACACTAAGCGCACTCGATATCCAGATGTATGCGCAGACTGCAATTGAGCATAAAGAGCGTGGCATCTGCGCGCCTGTCACTCGGACAACCGCTCGATTTGTATGAGCCTGCTTTCTCGTTTAAAAACGCTTTTTAAACCGACCGTGCCGACCGTGCGCTCGGAGTACGATGTGTATCGTCGCCAACGACTTGTAGAAGGCGGCGCGTGGGGCCTGCAACCATTTCAGCAAAACCATACGCAAGGGATTAACCAAGAGTTACCCGTTGGCGAGTGGCGAACGCTAACTAGCGCAGCGCGAAAGCTTTATTGGAATGTGGGCGTTGTCAACGGGGCTATCGATCAACGTGCATTTCTCACGATTGGCAAGGCGATGCGTCCAATTTTTACGGGCGAAGATAAGTCATGGGGCAAACTCGCTGAGGCATGGCTAAATGATTGGATGCAGATTTGTTACGTTGACGGCTCTTCGTGGTGGGATGGCCTCTTTCTGGAGTCTGTTGGCATTGATCGTGATGGCGATATGCTGACGATCCTGACCACGACCGCTACAGGATTTCCGCAGTTGCAACAAATCCCGTGGCATCAAATGGGAGTTCGCGATTTAATGACGGGGCCGCTGACTGAAGGGCCATACGCAGGCTTGGAAATGGTCAATGGCGTGATCCTTTCGCGACTCGGGCGTGCTGTAGCGTACCGCGTGCTGGGAAAAACACTCGCAGATGACCGTGACATTCCCTCAACCTCCGCACAACTAACCCGCGACCCGCGCGAGGTTGGTCAGGCCCGTGGCATCTCGGCGCTTGCGCCCGCTATCCTCGATCTTCGCTGTTTGGCAACGCTCAGCAACGATATCCGCGTTGCGTCGCAGATGGCTGCTAAAATCGGCCTAGTCGTCACGAATCAAACGGGCATCGCCGACGTTAGCGATCCGGCTTACGCGCTGGCAGACTCCGCATCCATCAATCCGACTGGCATTCGGATGGAGCAGATGCAAGGCGGCACGATTCAATATTTTCAACCTGGCGAAAGCGTCACGCAGCTTAAATCCGAGATCCCGTCCGAGGCTCAAGACCGCTTACAAGAGCGGCTTATCAAGCAGGCATGCCTGGCAATGGGCTGGCCCGTTGAGTACGTCTGGGGGCTCGAAAAAATGGGCGGCGCAAGTGCGCGGATCGTGCTTGAGCAAGTCAATCGCGTGACAGCTGATCGTCATCAATATCTCTCACAGGCGTGCAAGCGTCGGTGCGCTTTCGCGATAGCGCGGGCCGTCGAACTCGGGCTTTTGCCGCCGTACAAGGGCGCAGATAAAGACAAGGGCGGCGCGTATCAATTCCGCTTCACCTCGCCGCCACGCCTAACCGCTGACAGCGGCTACGCATCACGCGACGCGATTGAAGGCTATCGTGCGGGGATGCGCTCGATGAGTGAGATTCTCGGCGAGGGCGGGCTAACAATCGACGAACACCTCGACGCCATCGAACAGGATGAGCTTGCAATCCGCGCACGCATGGAACGCAGCAACCTGCCGCGCAGTGTTTTCGGCATCCTCACACCTAACGGGCAACCGCCTGATATGCTACCAACGCCATGAGTTTCTCTCGCATCATTTCTAAAGTCTACGGGGAACCGTGGTTTATTTCCCCCGCAGGATTTGCGGCAATTGACCGCATCCTGAAGCCGCGCATCAACGGCGATAAATACGAGATGCCGGACATGAGTATGATGGTTAATCCTCGGGAGGAGATGACCATCGACTCCAACGGCATCGCGCACATTGAAATCTGTGGCACTCTGGCTCGTGATATTTCCCCCGTTGAAAAATGCTGTGGTGCAACCGATTATGAGGATCTTGAAGACGAACTCGAAGCCGCTATGGCGGCGCGCTGCCGTGGGATTTGGCTGGAGATTGATAGCCCTGGCGGCGCTTGCAATGGTAATTCTGAAGTGGCCGACGCGCTGCAAATGATTAGTCGCAAGGTACCGACGCTTGCTTACACGGACGGACTTGCGTGTTCGGCAGCGTACAATATCGCCGTAAGTTGCCGTGAAATCTGGGCGTCACCGAGCGCGACTATTGGCAGTATCGGCGCAATCATTCCATGGATTTCAACGTCCGCGATGTGGGCAGAGAAAGGCATGGAGTGGGACCCAATCACCAACGCCGAGGGCGATCTCAAAGGCGCGATGATGGGGCCGGAGCTGACGGCTGCTCAACGTGCGGCGCTCACCGAATACGTTCAGGATAATTTTGACCTCTTCCGCTCTAACGTCCTTCGAAACCGCAACGTGCCCGCCGAGGCTATGCGCGGGCAGGCGTTTCTTGCAAGCCGCGCACTGTCAAACAAATTGATTGACAAGGTTGCCCCCGAAGAACTAGCCTACGCGCGACTGTTGGCGCTTGTGGGTTAGCGCTGATTACGACCGCTTCTTAACGCCGCCCGAGTTTTACGCTCGCGCGGCGTTTTTGCTTTACGCGGGGCTCATTGGTATATGGAGCTTCCCAATACCCTCGCCGAGGCGCTAGAGGCGCTGACTGTCGCACGTGCTGACGCGAAGGCGTTTAACGCGCTCACCGCCGAACACACCGCCACTTTAGCCGCATTATCTGCAACGCAAACTGAGCTAAGCGCCGCAGTGTTGGCGTTCCAAAATCTCACGGCCGAGCACACCGCAACGCTTGCAACTATGGCCGCCGCCGAACTCGACGCCGCCGCTAAGGCAAACGCCATAGTTGCAAGCCTGGGCGTGGAGCCTGTCGCAATCATCGCGGCTGAAGGCGCACCAAAAACGGCAAAGGAACTTTGGGCCGAATACAACGCGCTCCCTGTCGAAGCGCGCAACGAATTTTACGCGAAGCATCGCGACACCCTCCGCAGCTAAATTACTTAACACTAATACTATATGTCCAACACCATTGCAGGCGTAAATCTCGCCCAAATTGCTCAAGAATCACTTCCTGCGCTTCAATCTTTGTTTGCGCCACTTAACGGCATTACGACCGATTTTTCTTCCGAAATCGCCGACCGTGGAGCGTCAATCACAACTCGTTACCCCGTAAACGTCACAGCTCAAGACCTTTCGGCTGGGTTTGATAGCACGGGAGTAGAGACTGTTGCCGCCACCATAACGCTGAATCAGTATCCCGGTTTTGTCTACGGATTTTCTGACTTAGAAAGATCCAAGTCCTCAATCAATCTCAACGATTTGTTTGTGCAGCCATCAATGCAAGCCGTTGGGGAAAGCGTGTTTGGCGCGTTGTGGAATTTGATTACCGCAGCAAACTTCACCTCAACTCCGTTGACCTCGACCGCCGCAAACTTTGACCGCAATGACCTTGCCGACCTCCGCGCTCAGTTGAACGCACAGGGCGCTCCTCAACAGGGCCGCGCTGTTGTTCTTTCGCCCGCGTATTTTGCCAGCCTGCTCAAGTCGCTTAATACGGCTGAATTTCCTGGCTTTATTGCACAAAAAGCTGAAGGCTTTATTCCCCGCGTTGCTGGATTTGACGTTTATGAATCCACGCTAGCAGACGCAAACGGCGAATACCTCGCAGGGTTTGCATTTCACAAGTCGGCGCTCTTGATGGCCGCTCGTAGCGTTAACGCTGACGGCGCTGTTCAAACCGGAACTGAAATTGCGGATGTGATTATCCCGCAATTAAATCTGCCCCTACAATTCAGAAGGGCGTACGACAACCGTCTAGGTCAGCTCTGGTATTCCTTTGGTGTATTATTCGGAATTCAGAAGGGCCGTCCGCAGATGGGCGTGCGTATTGTGTCTCAGTAAACTTAACCGGGGCGGGGGTTTAATCGCCTCCGCTCCTTTGAACAATTATGAGCGCAAAACTGACAATTGTCACCCGCGACAACGAAGTGATTCTGACTTCCGACAATTACGGCGAGGCCGTCGAGGTGTATAAAGCATGCGACGATGCTGGGTTGATTCGGCTGTTTATCCTGGCTGAACCTGACCGCGAAAAACGCAACAAACCGCAGGCGGTGACACCCACTACCAAGCGCAAGAAATCCGACTAATGGGAATGTGGTTTGACACCGCAGCAAATGCACTCGCTCAGTCCTTGGCCTTTATGGGCGAGGAATTTGATTATCTCGGCCAGACTTACAAAGGCGTAATCAACGAAACCAACACGTCCGAAGTTCTTAATTTTGGCGGGTTTGAGACGCATATCAGTTGCGAAGTTTACATGCAAAAGCGTGGTTTTCCAGTACCGCAAAAAGGCGACCGCTTGACGATTCGAGGCGTTGAGCGTCGCATTGTGCGAACCGCTGATCACCCAACCGCGTGGAGCATTTATCTCGAGGACGTATCGCGATGATTGGCGGCATCCTTAGCGCAGTAATTGCAGACGCTCTCAAGCTGGAGTTTCCCGACGTTTACGTCGGCGAGCCGCAAGATAATGAGCGCGTGACGTCGCCAGCAATCTTGTTACAGCTCCGCTCAGATTCGGTTGTTGGCTCTCCGCTCGGGCGCGGGCAGTTGACCGTTATACCGTGTTCGCAGGCTGACGACACGACACCGGCGGCTCACGTTGCATTTGTAGCGGCAGTAGATGAGTTTATGCGGACCATTTCAATCACGTCTGCGGTCGTTCAAATCGCCGGTATCGTCGCAGTTTCCGACGACTCCGCGCACGCGGAACGCCATTGGCAAACTCCTCTGCAGTATATTGTCGGATTTTCACCTGTTTAATTTTATGCCTATCACATTCGGAGCCGACACATTTGGCGTCACAAAACCAGCCGGGTATCTGCAAGAGTCGTCGGAAGATAAAACAATCGAAATTGCAACGATTCGCGATGAACTTGGCAAAACTCTTGTCGCGCAGGCAAAACCACGCTCGCAAACGATTACGACCGTAAAAACCAAATCTGACGCGGCGCTTTTGACGGTGCCAACTACGGGCGACTTTTCTGGGGCAACCGTCACAAGCTCAAAAATGAGTCAGACTAACGACGATTTTTCGACATCGGAAGCAACCTACACCCATCACGAATAACATTTATGGCTACTTTTGGCATTACGTTGGTGACATCGGCTGGGATTGTTGTTGAGTCCGTTGACGTTGAACATAAGTCGGAGTTCAAGCGACTTATCGGCAGCGATGGCACGCAATTTCAGACGCATGCTTTTGACGGGACTTTTGACTTTTCGGCTCGCGGCAAAGGCACAAATCCCTTCAGCGTCGGCATTGGAAATCTTGGCATAAGCGCCGTTACGGGCAAGGCGTTCGTGACTTCGGCAAAGCGCAACTCCAAAAATGATGATTTCATTGGTTGGGAGGCGTCGGGTATCTCTTATCAATACGCCACTTAAGCGCATACAGCGCAAACAATTATGAGCATCAACTTTGGAGCGTCGACATTTGGCGCAACGGTGCCCACAGGCTACTTGCAAGAGTCATCGTTTGAGGTGACGCAAGAGCTAAATGTCATCAAAAATGAGAGCGGCGCGGTTGCCCAAATTTTGCCAAAGCCTCGCACCAAAACCGTGACGCAAGTTCAAGCAAAAGGTGACGTTGCGCTGTTAACAGTATCAACTGGCATTTGGACAGGGCAGAAATGCACGGGGGCTAAGATTAGCCAGGCTAACGACGATTTTAGTCTTTCGTCGGCAACTTTTACTCTTTTTCAATGATTTTCGGCGTAACCATTGCAGGCAGTTACGGAGGCGTTACCGAAGCCGCAGAAGTCGAACACGTGGCTGAAATTAAGCAGATTATCGACGAGGATGGTAATTTTTCAAAGGCACAAACACTTTATGTCACTCAGCGGTTTTCGGTGTCTGGGCGCGGAAATACAGTTCCTTTTTTGACCGGGTTAACCAGTCAACCGCCGACCGGAATTAACGGCACGGCGTTTGTGGAAAGCGCAAGGCAGACGACCAAAAATACAGATTTCCCCAGCTGGAATTATAGCGGAGTAGCTTACCAATTATCATGATAAAAAAAGGAAACACATATCACGTTGTTATTGACCACGAAGATGTTAGGCGCTCGCCTAATACGGACATGGCTGCGGCTTGGCA